ACTGTCATTTGTTATAACTCCAGTGGTGCACTGTGTTCTCACTGATTCACACTTAAGACCTGTGGAAAACTATACTGTCAAGGGGTCATGTGCCAGTCCTAGGAGTGACTGGGGGTGCTTGACTTTTCAGAGAGTTTGTGATACACTGGAGGCCAAGATCACAACAACTAGACACATTTACAGGTACATACACTAATTAACACAAACAATACACATCACACTATTACATTTATTAACACATTTAATTTATCCACAAATCAACACACTTTCTGTGGAAAACTATCATAAACTGTGGAAAACTTCTCATCTAACTCTCCCCACAGTGCTGTCACATAATCATACTCAATCCAGGCACTTTCCTGTTCACCATTGGGATCTTCTTGCCTTGCTTTGTTATACTCATGTATCCGCAACTCCCATACACCTTTGAGAATACGATTAGCATCCTCTTGGCATAACTCAAGTTGAAACACTTTGTTCTCCTTCATTCTAATCTAAACAGATAAACTCATAGTGTGTCAGATCTTCACCCATCTCAAAGTTCAGTGCTTCACTAATAGTTTCAGGAATGAACTTTCTAGGATGACTGTTAGCATCAATCATGATCTCCAACTTAACAACCCAGGTCTTTGTTTCCAACATAATTCTAATTCAGGACATGAACATAATCAATGGATTTAATACACCAACCAGTTGCACATGTAATCTCTTCAACTAGATCATCTTCATCATCTGCATCCCATACTGTACTCAATGTATCAGCAGTGATGTTATCATAATGATGCTGCGTGAACTCTTCATCATCATCAAAATCAAACTCAATTTGTGTAACTTTGTACTTCATTTTTGTTGGATCTTATTGATAGCAGTGGTGATAGATGTGGTCAGGAGAATACAAACATCTTGCCTGAAGACAGCATACACAGGTTGTTTGGTTTGAATGTCGAACGTGTATTTAATGGTCATCAAACTTCTCCTCCTTCATGAATCTCAAACATCATTGCATTGATCTCATCATGATCTACTGCCAAAGAATCCCACCTAACATCATCAGCAGTGGCAATCTTATCACAATTGTCCATGCACCTAATGAACTTGATGTAAGGTGATTCTTCATTAACATTGTGATACTCTACACATGCAACAGCAGTGTTATACAGGAAGGCATTATTCTGCATCCACAGAGATACATTCCAGGTTTCATAATTTGCCCAACCATTATAAGTTTGCTGGGTCATTGCTTTGGTTTCATTCATCATACATGTATGATAGCACGGATTCAGGGTTTTCGGTAAATGTTTGTGCCAGTTCTACAAGTGGCACATGGTATCATTTAGGCAGCAGCAATAGCAGACTCCATGATTACATCTTGCTCACGCATCAGAACATAATCATAACTCCACTCAACTTCCAGGTGATTCTTGTATGCTTCAGCAGCAGACTTGCAATCAAACATTTTCAGAGAATCAAAAGATTCTCCTTCATAATCATGCCCACCGATCACCACATAAACTTGCATTTGGTTGCTTTTCTCATTCATCATACATGTATGATAGCACGGATTCAGGGGTTTTGGTAAATGTTTGTGCCACTTTAATTAGTGGCACATGGTATCACCCAGGATCAGAAATCAATGGTATCATCATAATCATTCTCCATGATGTAGGCATCATCAGGCACAGGAACTTGATCCTCTTGAGTATCTACAACTGCATCCAGTACAGTGAGAAGATCATCACCAGTTTGTGCCTTTGCAAGCATCACCATAGCAGCAGTTTTAGGCAGGTTCAGAGTAGCAGTCATGATGTTAATTGGAGTGAAAAAGTGTTAGTGAAAGAGTGTGATTCAGTAGTTCTTGATGAACACGAATCCATTGTTGAAAGCATAATTATATTGGAGATTTTGTTCCCAGGTTGCTTCCCAATCTACCACAACAAACTCAGGAACTTTATATCCCATGTCATCACAGTAGACTTCAGCAAAGATCTCAGGAGTTTCCCATTCTCCATGATAGGCATCCTCAAACCTTTCTACTTCATGAATACCAAACTCTTCAATGAAAGCATCAACAGCAGCATAGGAATTGTCCTCACCAAAGCGAACATAATCATCATAATAGTTGATGAAATTATCATCGCCATGCTCATTGATGAAGTCCAGCATATCATCAAGATGGAAAGAATCTTCCATCAATTCTTCAATCTTACTGCGCAGAGTATCACTAACCTCAGTCAGATAGTTGTCAACAGTAAGGGCAACAGGTTGAATGTTAGTTTGAAGAGCAATCATTTGGTTGGTTTGAGTGTTGTTTTGTTTTTCCATACTAGTATGGTAGCACATTTTTGGGGTCTGTGCTCATTTCGTGTGACGGTTCTACAACTGGCACATCAGTATAAAGGAGGCAGACAACATTGTGCATTTGGATAATCATAAATGCCAGAACATTGCCTAGCATTTTAGGATCATTGGTCACCATAATCTGCCCAGAAAGCATCATTGTGGGAAGGACGAATACAGGTTACAGCATGATCCTCAATGACTTTTGCATTGAAAGGACTATCATCAACCCAGAATTGAATGTCATCCCAAAAGCGAAGAATATCCATCAGTTGATGACCTTTAGCAGTGGAACCAGTTGCATCATCATCTGCATTTTTCATGTAGAGTGCATCAAACTCAGGCAAATGTTCCTGCAACCAATATGCTGTACCATCTGCAAATGTATCAGGTCTGGCAGTAGCAATGACTAGATCAAATCCCATAGATTTGCAGTGCTTTGCAACATCTACAACTGCATCAATAGCAGGGAATTGATCACATTCTTCAAACCCTGATTGATCACCATGATGACACAAAGTTGCATCTAGATCAAATACAACACACTTAGGGTTTGAGATGTTGTAAATTAGTTTTGAGAATGTTTTGTTTTTTTCCATACCTGTATGATAGCACGTTTTTAGGGATTTGTCAAGTGTATTGTGACACTAGTACAAGTGGCACATGGTATCACTCACTCGTCGATCATTGATGATACATCTTTTTGCATGAGTTTGAGACTATGTTCATTCCAATTATCCAAGTTAAAATCACCACTAGGATAATACAGTTCAGATAACCAGAAATCATAAATCATCTGATTTGAGGATAACTTTGCAAATGCTTTGTTAATAGCATCCATCACATCAGTCTGATTCATTTTCAAGGTAAGATTTAAGGAGTTGAACATCATCTAAAACAGATTTCATTGCTGCTCTACTATACCCAGCAGCATAGGGATAACCTTTCTCAGGATCATTGATTGCAGTCTCTGATTCATAGATTGCCTGCTCAAGATCACTCATAATTCTATTCAGTTTCAGTTGCACAGTTTCATTCATCAGCAAGCACCTGCCATAGGATTACCAAGTTGCGGAAGGTTGCTGTTATCTTTGGTCACAATGTAACCAAAACCAGCATACTCACGCAGTTGAACTTTCTTCTCAACTTTGTTAATGAACTTCTTGGAAATTGTCTCAATTCCTTTCCACTCAAGCACCTTAAGTGTCCAGGTTTCAGATATATCACCAAAAGGTGTTTTGACAGGATAAAATGACACTACCATTGTGCCATCTTTAGATTTAATTGTGGGGAAGTCAGTCATTTGTTTTTCCATACTAGTATGGTAGCACAGTTTCAGTGGTTTCGGTAAATATAGCGACCAGTTCTACAACTGGCACATGATATAATCAAACAGGGAGAATAGAGAAAGTTCCGCACCACTTGCGCACCCACAGCAGAGTATCATAATATCCACGAGGATTGGACATCACCATACTCACATTCTTCTCAGGATTGAAAGCAATAGCAACATACTTATAAACATCATGGGATTCTTCAATTTCTTGAATCCACATTTGATTCACTTTACCTTCCTTCCAGTTAGTGTGATAGTGGAAGATTTCAGATGCAATTTGATTTTTCATACATGTATGATAGCACACTTTTGGGGGATGTGCTCATTTCGTGTGACAGTTCTACAACTGGCACATGGTATCATCCAAATGCCACACATTTGTGGAATAAAAGCTAGTGACAAGATTTGAACTTGCGACCTATGGTTTACAAAACCATTGCACTACCACTGTGCTACACTAGCAAAAAAGTTATTTAGTTATCATTTACAAATTGAATGATGAACCAAATTACCAATGAAATTGCACCAATAAGTAGAATCCACTTCCAGGCATAGATTAACAACATCACTACAAGACCAATGAGTACTAAACCTCCACTAATTTCTGATGATGAACTAGATTCAGATTCATTATCACTATACTCACTCCATGAGTTAGTTGTTCTCACAACACAACCAGGATTTGCACGTTGAACTCTTGCAACAGCATCATGTGAGGTAGGTGCCTCTACAGTTTCTGTGTAGTATTGAAAGAACTCAGTGTTAGGACCTGGACGAACTTCCACTTCATAAATCATAACTCAGTTACCTTTGTTATTGTATTCCTGAATGTATTGCTTGAGAGTATCAACATAATCATCAGGGTTCTTAATAAAAACTTGCGTTTCACCTGAATGACAAGAAATCAAGGTCACAATTTGTTCTACTTTTTGACCAGTCATTTCCTCATACATCATAGCATAACCAGTCTCCTGAACAAAATAGTTTTGAATCTGATTTTCATACTTTGGTTTAGAAGAACTCTTGAAGTCAATTACAGACAGTTTACCATTGTATTCTGCAATACAATCTACACGACCTGCAATTCCAAGTTGTTCAGAATACAGGGCACATTCCTGATAGTGAATGTTATTCACATCATCAAGAAGTGCCTTGAATTGATTGAACAATTTCAGTGCAACTTCATACTTCTCAGTATCATAATCTACATCAAGATTGTTGACATAATCTTCCACAATTTTGTGGAACTTAGTGCCATTGTTTGATGCAAATTGACTAATTTGATTTGCTACATCAACACCTACACGTTCCCTCCACTCTGCAATAGATTTGCGATTCTGATAGGAAGTAACTGTAGTGACAGAAGGCAACAGTTTACCATTCACAACATAACGACGTGAACCATCCACAGTTTCAGTGGGAATATCTGCAAGAATAGGCAGATTGAGGTGATTAAACTTAGTTTGGGTTTGCATAATGTTGTTGTTAATAATCAAAGGAACTCAGCAATATAATAGTCAACAGTTATTTCTAGTTCTGCTGCTTTTGCTTCAAGTTCCATAGCATACTCTTCTGCCATTTGTGTATCTGCATGATCACAGAAGAGATCAAGAGTGGAATCAGTCATAAACTTATCTTTCATACATGTATGATACCATAGATTCACCAAAAAGTCAAGCATAAGTGGACAGTTCTACAAGTGTCACTCAGAGTAGATTCATGCTCACAACTAGCAGACCAAAGTGATTAACTTGATCTGCAACTTTCCTAATTGCAATTTCTTGATTCTGTGCATTAACTGTGTGAGTTCGATTAGACCAAACATCAACAATCTTAAACACTTTCATGTCGTTTTGATTTATCATACATGTATGGTAGCACGTTTTCAGGGGTTTTGGTAAAAATAGCGACCAGTTCTACAACTGTCACATTGTAGAACTTTGGTGAATCATTTTTTGTGTATCATGTTTCATTTGTTGGTCAGCAAAAGCATTAACAATGTTCAAGATTGCAAGGCAAGTGATACAAAACAGTGCAGATTTCATTCTTCTTCAACAGGAAACAGGTTAGCATACTCTTTATCAGTGAGAGTAAGATACTCTACATTAGCATACTTGTGTTCTTCAGCATACACCAACTGATAGTGAACAAAGTCACTCAAACTGGTGCTGCCATACTCAACAACACCATCAACCAAACAAAGATAATTCATTTATACAAATAAGAACCTGCCCAATCAGCACGTTGATACATCTCTTCACGAGATTTGTCATCAAGAAGATTATACCTTACACCATTCAATGCAGGTGCAGACCAAGTTGCAGATTTGTATACATCACCAGTATTCAGGTTCACAAATGCATGAGCACTGCGTTGCTTACTGTCATTGGTAACATGAATAATCTTGGCATACTTTCTGCCTTTGGTGTAAGTGTATTCATCAACACCTTCACCTTCACAGAGTTTATCAATCTGCTGTTGATGCCATTCTACACTATCACCTTTGGCAATGTAATCTCTGTGCCTTGCAATAGAATAAGACTGGTAGTTAGTACGAAGAACTTGACACATTTCTTCAATCTTATCAATAACTTTTTCAGTCATGAGAGTGGTTTGTTTGTTCATACTGTGTATGATAGCACAGTTTCAGGAGTTTTGGGGATTATAGCGACCAGTTCCACAACTGGCACATCACTATACTTTAGGAAGGTCACATTGTGTCACTATTTCATAATCAGATCCATCACTAAATGCTGCTGCTGTGTTATAAATCTCTTTTGCCCTATACAATAAATGCTCAAGATCTTCAATTAGTTCACTCAAACTATCATCAGTTTTACCAAGCAAAGCATCATCAATTCTATCAAATGCTGCTGCTGTTTGTAGAGTATGCTTGTGGATCATGATACTTTATACTTTGCCTTTATTGATTGCAATACTTGTTTACGTGCTTTAATCTTCCCTTTGGACACACCTCTGGGATTCTTTTTCTTGCCTGAATTGTGTATCCAGTTGGGAGTCATTGTCTTAGAAGTGTATAGAAAAGGAAAGGGGCATTGTGCCCCTATTTATTATCAAGCAGCAACAGGTTCAGTCACACTATCAATAACTGTGCTGTCATAAGCATCAAGTGCTTCAACAAGTTCAGCACCATTTTGTGCACTTTGCAGACTCATAATGAGTTGAGAAGCAGCGAAATTGGTATCAGCAAGATCAGCAGCAAGAGACATCAGATTGATAGACATAATAAAGAAAGTGGTAAGTGAACAAAGTTGTGTAACTTTAAGGCAAACACATTCCTATAAATCAAGCAGTGAGTTCTACTTCTAAATCAGACTCATCCTCATCAGGAAGATGATAAATGAGTTGATAATAATCATCATAATCAACACCCAAATAGGATGCAAAACCCTCTAAATCATCATGCAATCTACAAGTGTCAATCATGTTTCCTCAACTGTTGATGTAATCATCATAGCACATAAACTTAGGTTTTGGGAGTGTTATGTGCCACTTCAACTTGTGTCACAGGCATAGCATTAACCTGTGGCAAGTTAATGAAAGGATCTCCCACAAGCAGGATAACGCACAGGCAGACACCTTTCCAAACTTTATTAGACATCGTAGATTTTGTTGAAATTAAATTGATCCTCAAACCATGCTTTTTCTGCATCATCCCAGATGCTAAGTCCAAGCAAGAAACTATAATATTCTGCCCACACTCTACAACTATCCTCAAACCATTCATTACTGGGTTTGCTAACAGAATAATCTTGAAAGTTCATTTGTTTGTTTGTCATGAATACATGATAGCATAAAAACTGGCACTGTGCTCATTTACAGTGCCAGTTTTACAAGTGTCACATGCTATACATCAATTTCAGCAAGTTTTTTCTGTTGTCGTAAGTCTTTGATGATAAGTTGCAGTTCAAATACATCTTGCCTACAATCTTCAAGGTCTTCACACATGATTTCATACTGATATTCAGACTTACAATTCCTAATCTGTTTAGTCAGTTTATCATACCTCTTCTTTGCTTCTTTGAGGTCTTTTTCGTACTCTTGGATGCTTTTCATTTGATGTAGGGACTATTGAAATAACGACGAAAGACAGTAATAACAATAATGGAAGTGCTAATGACACCAACCAGACCAAGGAAGGTAATAGCATCACCAGTGAAATTGTAAGTAGTAGGCATTTGTTTTTAGATTACTTTGTAATGATAACAGATTTAAGGTCAAAAGTCAAGGCATAGTGGACAGTTGCACAAGTGTCACAAGATAACTTTATACCCACTGTCCTCTTTGATAAATAAAACAGTTACCTGTTGTGTTAAATGTTAAAAGTTTTAGATTTTAGTCATAGAATTGGAAACAAATACTATGACAATGTAATTTGTGATTGTGGAAATCAATTTATTATTAGAAGAGATTGTTTAAGAAAGCAAAATAAATGTAATGATTGTGCCAATCAGTCAAGGAAAAGTAAAAATACAAAACATGGAGATTGGAAAAGTTATTTGTATGACTGTTATCATCAAATAAATCAAAGATGCAATAATCCTAATAAAATAAATTACAAAGATTATGGTGGAAGAGGTATTAAATTACATGAAAAATGGGATACCTATGAATCATTCAAAGAATACATTATCAATAATTTGGGAGAAAGACCATCATCAGATTATTCATTAGACAGAATAGACAACAATGGTCATTATGAACCAGGAAATGTTAGATGGGCAACAAGAAGTCAACAACAAAGAAATAAAAGAAATTCAAAAAATTAGAAATTCCACATACCTCTTTGAATCAAAATTTTACGAATTTCATTGTAAGCAAACTGTTGAATCTGCCTGTCAGCAGCATTATCCAGAACATAATACATTTTGTTCAAATACTCATCTTGAGTTGTAACTTTGACTACTTTTGCATTAGTAACTCCAAGACCAGAAATAGGAGAACCTGCTTTTACTTTGTTCTTACCAAAGTTACCAGAAACCCTGCCACTTGTGCGAAGTTTAGGTTTAATCTTGGAAAGATTAGAAGTAGTGAAGGAGTAAGTCATCTGTGATTCATTCATACAAGTATGATAGCACACAAAAGGGCACTGTGGGGATTTACTGTGCCACTTGTACAAGTGTCCTCTCGATGTCCTCTACAGTGCTTTGCAGTTTGTTATACAGGGCACTGAGGGATACTTTACCACTACCTTCCATAATCTTCTGCTCTTTCTTTGACAGCAACTGTAGGGCAGTCTTCAGTGCATCCAACTCATCAAGGTTCAAACGTACAAAATCTTCATCCATTGTCCTTTAATTCCTCATTTAAGTTCACTTCAATACCATCAGTAAGGTCTTTCAATCTATCAAAGAAATCTTCATCTAATGGAATCACTTTTTCTTTACCTGTTCTCACATCTTCTGCCATCTGCATCAAATGTTCAAGAAACTCTTTGGGTAAAGTATCATCATCACCAAGATATTGCCAGAACCAACTATAACATTCTTCATAGGGTTCATCATACCACATCAGGGCATAATCTTTATAGTTTCCTGTCATTAGGTCACTCCAGATTCTAAATGACCCACGAATGTTTTGCCATCCTGTCATCCAACAGTGACCAATCCAATACTCCCACCAATTTAGTTTTTTACTCATTAGATTAGTTTCCAATTTGGATCGTTAATCTTATCTATCCAAAAGAAGTATTGTTTGTTGATAGATGCAAGAAACAATTTGGTATCTGTCTCTTGTTCTACATGACAACCATGTAGTTTATCCATTATATTTGCAAACCTATTCTTTGCTTTATTGGAAATAGGTTGAACATTTACCATTTTACGTTTCACTTTAGTTTGCATCAATTTACTCCACAAAAAGACCACCAAGGTTGATCTTCACCTACAGTATCATCAAATGTGTAGATGTACTCACATCCACAATTTTTAGCATACTTATACATTTGCTGATGATTTTTGAAGTGTTTAGGATAGATTGAATCTTTATCAGTGTCTCCCCTTTCATAATAGTAAAGAGGTTGTTCTTCACGAGTATTAGTATAAGCATCTTGCTTGAAAGTAGATTCCCAAGTAGTATTTGTCTTTAGAGATGACATATCACCACCATCAATAAGATCAACAACCTTACTGCGTGCTTGATAATCTTCTTTGAGAATCTTACCATTGTGCTCAACACTACCATCCCAGTGACAATATACACCAGAATAAGTATTGTCTTTGTGTTTGATTGTAATGAAACTGCGAGTTCCCATGTGTTTTACTGATTACAAAGTAATCATAGCATACTGTCAAGGCATTTGGGGGGTTTGTGTGCCACTTCATCATCTGGCACAGAGTCTTCATTTCATTCTTCTACATCCCAAGGTGCTTTTTTGTTTAGTATTTCACGAAATCTCTTCTGTACTTCTGGGTCTGGTGGTTCATTCAACCTTTCTACAAGTGTATCAAAATCTTCTTTTGGTAGTACAATTGTTTCAGGTTTTTGAGACAATCTCAACTTACGTTCTGGACTGATAGTGAGATTGTAAGGGTCATCATAAGGATAAATGTATTCTTGCATCCAACCAATATTCAAACTTTCCCAAAACTCATCATATCCCCATACATCACCATCATCATAACAATCCAAGATATACAGAACATTACGAAATCCATCAAGGAAAAGTTCTAATTTCGTTGGTTCTTCCACTCTCTTATACTTCACACCCATAATGGTTGCGTATTCTCCTTCTATGAGAACTTTTGAGATGTCGGTTTCAGTCATTCAGTTTCTCCGCAAGTTCTTGTGCGGTGTATTTTTCTCCATCAAAATTGAAAAAGGTTCTATCTTTTCCAAGAACTTGATGTTCGTAATAAGTTTTCCCAGAGACTTGTGGAAACTCACCTTCTACTTTTTCTTTTACATAGTTGATGTCTCCAATATAGTCGTCACAATCAAGACTACCCGTAAATTGTTTTGGATGATTGTTCATAAACTTCACAGTTGCTTCTACCAAACTCATATCGGGTTTGATGGATACTAACTGAAACCCAAATCGGGCAAGTAATTTGTTGAGTAGGTTAATCATTTTGTGCCTCCTGTTTTTCTATAAGTTTCCTCAGTTTCTCTTTTGCGTATTCAGTAATTTCGTATTTTTGTTTGCGGAGTTCTTCTATTTCCTCTGGATTGAGTAGAAAACCATCAGGAATGTGACCGTATTCTTCAGTCATCATCAGGGTCTCCAAATACTTCAAGTCCAAGTTCTTCCACAATAACCTCCATTCTATTCAAAAGGTCACAACGAACTTTCTCATCCCCATCATCTACCATTTCATTCTCACTCAATACCAGAGCATTCCAAATCATATTGAATTGCTCTTCTGTGAGGTTCATTTGGATTGTTTTTTCAGTCATTTACCTTTGCCTCCAGTTCGGCAATTTTCAGGTAGAGTTCCTCAAGGTGTGATGTGAGTTTATACAGGTTGACTTCTCCCATATCATAAACTCCAGCATCTGTGAGGTCTCCAAAGATTGTTCGCCAGTCGTCGGTTCTCTCAGTCATCGTAGCATTCCTTTAATTTTTTCAAGACAATGATTAAATCCATCCACAAGCAATTCAGTATTTACATTTTGACTTCCTGCTGCTGATTGTTCTTTCGGCAACCAACTCTCCACCAAATCTACAATATCATTACAGGCATCAAAATCATAACCAAGTTCATCTACCAATCTATTAAAAAGTTTTTGTGCTTGGTGTTTTTTAATTAACCTATTCACAACCTCATCCATAGGTTTTGGATTATCTTTCTCATCCCAATATGCTCTCACATTCCTATAAGGTTCATCAACTACATCATCATACTTCCCCTTCTTTACATCGTTGAACCACACACCTTCAAGGAGACGATGAGTTTCACCATCAGTAATAGCAACCATTACCACACCATCAACAGTATGCTTTCTCTTATACCAACCATGACTTTCATCAGCAAATTCAAGACGAAGATATTCTTCATCATTATAAGAGACAATCTCAAACTTCCCACCAAAATCAAACTCCATTCTGGGTTGAGATTTATGTGTCTCAATCTCTTTGAGGAGTTCAAGTTTCTTTTGAAGCACTTTGATTTCTGCTTCTGTTATTTCAATATCGTTCTTGTAAGTCGTTTGTTTAAAATAAGGAGTAGCATCCATCACACCATCTTTGATTGCTTGTCTAAAGGCATCACGAAGCCCTTGATCCACTTGTTCTGGTGTTTGTGGTTTTGGTTGAAATTCAGTCATTTTCTAATCACAGCAATTACTTTACGATTTGGATACTTCTCTACAATTATATCACGAGCATTCTCATAATCAACAGCATCCTTTACGGTTTCATAATACACAGTTTCATCTGCGTCATCCCAAGTTTGAACTTCGTAAGTCATCTTTATCACTCATAGTAGGACATATCATAACTACCTTCATTATAACCCATTTGAAAGATTTCTTGGGCAAACTTCACAAAGGCATCAAAGTTTCCAGAATACTCCCAACCATCATTCTCATCCCAATCTTCTTCAAAGTGTTCTTTCACAAGTTTTAGGATTTCTTCATCTAAAATCATTAGAGTGCCTCCACATCATCAGCAATCTCATTCAGTTCTTGAGCAGTATGAGTAAGCCAAGGTTCATTTGATAGCACTCCATCTCTATGAATGAGAGAAGAAATCACACGAATAGAAGATGCTAATGCTTCTTTCATATCATCTGTGGGTTCTACAATCAATTCTGCTTTGAATGTTTCCCAGATTTGGTATGCTGTGTTAGTCATCATTGTGGTTCTCCAAAAAGTCCAGTGTATCCAGTGGAATAAGATGTTTCGTAGCAACCATCATCATAACCCATTTGATAGATTTTTTGGACAAACTTCAAGAAGTCTTTTTCATCACATTCCCAGTAAATGTCGTGTGTTGTTTTACATATGTGTCTATCAAACCCATAGGTGTTAGCAAGTTTTAGGATTTCTTCGTCTTTCATCAGGCATCCTCCAAACGAATGTACTTTTCAAATAATCCTCTCATATCATAAAAATACGATTGTGCTCTATCAAGAACAGCAGTATCATAATCTTCTTGGGTTGGTTCATCTTCCATTTCCATATCCTTCCAAACTTCCAAGAAATCTTCAACAGACATATGGTATTCCAGAGGAATGTATGCGACTTTGGGAATGATTGGATTAGTCATCGGTTTGGTTGCTTATGAGAGTATTATAGGGCATCACAGACCACTTTGGGTGCCCTGCTGTGCCAGTTCTTCAAGTGTCCTTACACCGATGTAATGGAATACGAAGAAACTGAAAGAACCTTCCAGTCCATCCTATCTGTGCTCCACATTTAGGGCAACAATAAGATGGGTGAGTCATTTTTGTTTCTCCTGAAGTTTCAAGTAATCATAAGTGGTCTTACAATTCTTTAGTTGTTCCATACAATACACAATACCCCCATTCTTTCCATCTGCGACACCATCATCATAACCAAAACGAGCACCTAAAAGGAAAGTCACACCAATAGATGCGAGAACAGCAAGTAGAAGTCCCCCAATCAAATTATCATCGTTCATTTCTTTTCTACCCAAACATTTACAATACCATTAGATAAATCTTTTTCATTATTATCTTCATCATAAACAGAGAGTTCTACATTATCAGGAGGATTGAGAACTTCTTTGATGTATTCTGTGAGTTGTTTGTTTTCCGTCATCCTCCCAAATCTCCACTCACTACAATAGGTTCTACATCACCACAGACAACTTCTGCGTTCATTTGTTCCATAATAATAGACACCTTATCCATAACTCTTTCTCTGGTTTCTTGTGTCCAAATGCTGTTTCCAACAACATTCAAACTTTTATAAAGAGTGTTATGAATTACCATAAGGTCTGCTGCTGATAGTTTAGTCATTTTCTTTCACCCAAACCGAATCAAAACACAAATACATCATCCACCTCACAAAACGATTAGGCACTCTTCCTTCTGCTGGTATATAAACAATACCAGTATTCACATCAGGACGATTACCAAATAAGTAGCACTTGTAGTTAGATTGTTTTGGTTGGTGAATAAAAAATGTATTATCGGTTGAAATATTCACATAAGGAATTTCTTGTTCTTCAGTCATTTGTTTCTCCTATACCATTCAAAGTTGCGTGGTTTTGTATCAATCACATCCATACTAATCTCAAACCACTTCCAACGAAATGTAAATCCAAACAACTGAGTGCTCCCAATACTCATAATCAACAAAGGGAATATTTCAGTGGCAGGAAACTCATCCCACTGGACTGTAATATCCAACAGAGCAAACTTTGGGGATGTAAGAACTTGGAAGAACCATTCCTTTCCATAGTCCTGATAGGTTTCATAATCAAAGAGTTTCATAATGTTTCATCACTATAATTAATCCATAAATTATCACCACCAATGTTCAGGTGATACATCTTACCATTGTTTAGATAGATTCCTAACCATACTGCTTTGTTTGGTTCCATTACTTCATAATGCACCATCTTTACATCTTCTAGAACAATCTCATCTGGGTTCTTTACAAATCTTGTCATTTTAGTTGTTTTCCTGATAAATGGCATTTATTCAGAATCCTGATATTATGCCAAACTTTTCAATACTTTTCGGAGAAACTGTATAGAACCATAAAACTCCTCACCATCCTGTCCGCCAATCACAATCCAATCAATTTCTTCTAATGCCAATTGAATTCTTTGGTCTTTGGTAAGTTCCTCAAATGATTTGTTTGCTAGTTCTATTCTCTCTGCTTCTTCAAGCATTTCTTCGTGAGTCATTTCTTTGACCTCTAATTTCATTTCTGGTGTTTGGATTTTTCCCCAAGAACTATCATCAATGGTGAGAGTTTCTTTTCCTTTATCATAGACTCTCAACTTACCATCAGTCATTGTCATCCTCAAAGTCAAACCATGTATCAAGAGAGTTCATAATCTCATTCACAATAGCATCAGCAGCAGCATCAATGTGTGGTGTGCCTTCTACATGTTTGTGAGCACGATTCCATCCAAACCTAACACCTTCTTCCAGTGCCATTTCAAGTACATTACGAAATTTAGGTTTCATTTTTTAATTCTCAGGTCTCTGGTTGGGTGTTGTTCTGGATGAAGAACAGTATAATAAAAGTCAACCATACCCCTACCAAAGTTAAGAGAACTCACGGCAAATAACACAAACATAAAGAACTTGATAAATTTGATTTCTTTGTCTGTGTTTGCATCTTTCCTAATTCTATCCAAAATACTTTCTTGGTGAAGTTTTGGAATCAAACTATCTTTCTTTTGCTGATATGTCCATACACTATTTTCAAAATCATACTCCACAAAATTTGTATGATTAAAATGATTCATAACTGGCATACAAACAAAAGGAATCGTTGGGTCAATATGCCTTATACTACAATCAACCAAAATAGGAACAGGAGTTTTTGTAAGACATACAACGTGGGTTTCCATTTGTGTCTTAGTTGGAATTTTGAAAGTTCCTGGATATCCAACCAAATGTAAAGCTGGAGGATTTTTCATCACAACCATAAGGCTGCACTCAATTAATTCACATTCAATTCCATTTTTATATAAGAGTTTTAGTATCATATCACTCATACTAAAACAAAATCCCACACCACGTTCAATTAGTCCTATATCATTTATATTTTCTAGTACTGTTTGAATTTTTTTATAGTAATCAGACTCTAATACTTTTTCTAGTTCAGTATGCATGGGGATATGAAATAAATGAATTTTAGTATTAATTAATTTATTAGTCAATCCTCAATCAAAATCCAATCTTCCATGTCACTTTCAGTCACAGACTCCCAGTTATCATCAAAGAGATCAAACATGGATTCATTTGGAATGATACAATCAAACTCATCAATTTGAATGTCATCGAGAAATGCAGTAGACATGGTTCACATCAATTACAAAGTAATTATAGCACATTCTTAATGGTTTTAGTGGTCTATTGTGCCAGTTGTACAGGTGGCATGGACAATAAAAAAGAGGGTCAAAATGACCCTCTAATTATTAGGAAATTCTCACTAATTCAGTTGTATCTTCTTCATCAAGAATTTGAGGAATAAATCCTTCTATAGTAATCAAATCATTAATTACATCGTCATTATACTTTTGTGCATAATTTCTAAACATTTTATTCAATTTTTGAACATCTTTTTTTAATTGTTGCCTTGCTTTTTTTGCCTCTTCGGCAGGAACATCACTCAAAAATCCAACTACCTTAACATTTTTATTGTTTGAAATAGCATTAAGTGCTTGAATAAATGCTCTTTCAATGTAAGTGCTTCTTTTATTATTAATTGCAATTACTTCTGTTTGATTATCACATTCAAGCATTTTTCTTGCTTTACTTTCTGCTTCCTCTTTTTTCAGAGGAACCATGCTTGATTTGGTTCTAATCTTGTTGAGAACATCTTCACAAGCAGACTTTACTTTTTCTTCTTTAATAGAATGTCGAATGGAAGACCACCAATCTAAACATTGATCAAGTGTAGGAAGTTTATCAGAATTTCTTTTCTGATACCTATCAATCCAATTTGCAAGACGAACTTTAAAATCTTTAATATCTGCAGCTTTTGATGGAGGATGGTCATTGCAACCAAGACCCAATTCATCTTTTAGATCTTCAAGTTCATACCCATCTTCAAGTTTAACAACAGTATATACCCACTTATTTTGCCCAAGAGATTTAAGAGCATATCCACGAGTAAACCCATCAATGGAAGTTCCATCTTCCAAAATAACAGGGGGAAGGCTATCAATTTGAATACCTTTTACTTCAATATTATTTTTAATTTTATCTGCATTTATATAATCAGTTCCAGTTGCTCTGACAACATTTACAACTTGACCTAGATTATTAGTGTAAATGATACTATCACAGTCTCTAATTTCAAATCCTACAAATTTTGCTGTGTTAAATGTAGGAACTTCTAAATCAGAAAACCAATTTAGATCAGGAACTCCACAAGGGATTTCAATTTTTTTATATGTAGTCATAGTAATTAATAACGTAAAACAACGTAGTTTAGATAGTTTTCACAACAGTGTAACTATCTAATGGAAGCATCGGGACTCGAACCCGAAACATCTTGCTTGCAAAGCAAGTGCTCTACCAATTGAGCTATGCCCCCAAACTCCCCCACCTGGACTCGAACCAGGAACATTCTGATTAACAGTCAGACGCATCTACCATTGAGCTATAGGGGAATAAATTAAGTTTGTTTGTTCAACAAATACTCTACAGTATTTGCTACATCATTCATAGCATCACGAAGGTTTTCTCTTTGACCTGATTCCATATCAAAATGTGTAGGATCAGTTAAAGTCCAACGCCATTGTTTCATGTCTGCATTATACCACAAATTAATTATCATGCTTCTGATGTTCCAATTTAATCCAATTAAGAAGAGCATTTACTTCTCCTCTCTTTGCTTCAGTGAAGTCATTACCTTTACTAAAGATATAGAAATCTAATGCTTCTATAGCAAGGTTTCTATCTTGTTGTGAAATAAGTGACATAACAATAATTTAGTTGGTTGGAGATATTTAGTTCTCCTATCGGGGCGGCAAGAATCGAACTTGCACCTCTGCTTCCCAAAAGCAGCATTCTACCACTATACTACGCCCCGTGGTGGGAAATCACAGATTCGAACTGTGGACTTTCTGCGTGTAAAGCAGACACTCTAACCACTGAGTTAATCTCCCAAAAAGGGGCAAGAGTGTCCACCTACGATAATCTACGATGTGGCCTAGGGGACTCTTTATTTAATACAACTTTCCTGGTTGTACCCCTTACGACTATCAAGCAGACAAGTTTATCTCCAGGCGCTATGATAGAAGGTGTACAATACTGAAGTAAGTTATTGACTCCCCACAGGCATCAATAACACTTTCAGTAAGGTTGATCTCCTTCTAGGCTATGTGCCTAGCGAGTATCAACGGAAGGAACAGGAATCGAACCTGCGAAGTTTTTACACCCAGCCGCTTTCAAGGCGGTGTCCTCGACCAACCGGACTCCTTCCAATGATGGGTTAAGTGTGATATACCTCATAAGGATATAACAGGGACTTAACCTCTATCTAATTATGTATCACATCTGAATAGGAACAAGAACTTTATTGTTCTTCAGTTGTGAGATCAGTTTACCAACACTCTCAGCAGTACGAATTTGATCCTCAACATCAATAGGATTTTGGCAAGAGAACACATAAGACTTATCAGGATTGCTCTTATAAGTCACTCCAACTTGCATTTCATCATAGTCAAAGGAAACTTGAGAAATAGCAGAAGATTCAACAGCAAGAATAGCAGTAACAGACATGTGCTTTTGATTGATTACCTAGTAATAATAGCAGGTTTGGGGAGGAAAGTCAAGGGGTTTGTGCCACTTACAGAACTGTCACAGTGTTCCAATCTTGTCTATACACTAAAAGGAGAGCACTGCTACCATTTGGAGTGAAGGTAAAATATTGATTATCCACAAATACAATTCTTCCCTCCATATTTTTATATGATATGAGCATTTTCTCACTGAATGTTTGGGGGTTGGTCATCACCTTTTCCTTCTAATGATTTAACTAACAATGATGTAAAAAGTTCCATTTTATCAGGATGGACAGTAGCAGGATTGATGTTTATAGCATCTTTGAGTGCTATCATTTCGTTCCATTCTTCAATTGTAAGGTCTTTTTCTGTGGATCTTGAGTGAGTCATAGTTCTCTACAATTATCTTCAAATCCTAACACACTATCTATCCAATGATTGTTTTCTTAAGGGTTTCTTCGAAATCACTTAAGATTTCTTCATAAAATTATCAAGGGCATCTAAGTCATCTTTGAGATCTTGTTCTTGTTTCTTATCATGATAATAAGACCACAGAGCATTGTGAACTTCCATAAGATGGTCTACCCAGAAACCAGAAGGATAGATTCCCAGTTCATTCAATAGACCACGATGAGATGTTCCTTCACTTTCTGCCTTACACATAATATAACAGATTGCCTGAACCATATCAAGTTTATCTTCTTCAGAAAGCATAAAATACTTTCCTACAGCACGGTGCTTTGCTTCTTCATTTGCTTTTTGCATTTGTTTACAGGCATCAGAGTCCCACCAATCTTGTAGTGCCTTACCAAATTCATTTGTTTGTTTATCCAAATGGTCCCCAGATTCCACGATCACCCTCCTTTCTGTTTTCTAACTTATCCAAAAGAGCATCAGTATGAATGACACTATCAATCCTACTAATCAAATCTGCAATCACAGAAACTACCATAGGACGTTCAGTTCTTGATGCATAAGCAAGTGCATTTCTTAGGTTTGACTCTGCTTCTTTAAGTGATTCTTCAACTTGTTGTCCCAATGCCATTTTCATCCTCCATTAGCATACAATCAATGCACGATTGCAATCGTAACATATCTTCCCTAGAAAGTCCATCTAAGGTAATAGATTGCTTTTCAAATGCAATTGTTAGCGAATACTCATCTTCATCTGGATTAGAAGACCCACAGGTTTGAATGGTTCTCATCAACTCCCAGCCTTTTTGAGGGTATTAGTCATTGTTACATGACGAAGAGTATAAGTTCCATCCTTGTTATCAACCCATTCCACATTATCTCCTGGTTTTAGGTTTGCTGCTTCCAATAGGTCATCAGGGAATATGATGAAGTATTCATCTTCTCCGGTATCACCATTTTCAATCTTATCAACAGGAAGTTGCCACTTAATGACTTTATCTTTCTTATTTTTAATGAGATACTCCATATCACTATGTCCCCAAGGAGGCATACAATGGTCTTCCTCTTCTTCTTTCTGTTTGACTACAGTTTCTTGCCAAGCAAGTTTGAACTTCTCATCAAACTCTGCAAGATAATACTGAAGAAACTCATCTACAGCATACATCAATTGTTCAACTTTATCATATTGATGTTCTTGAAGTCTATCTATTGCACAATCAAGAATTTCACGGGCAGAACAAATCTTAGATGTTACTGCATCAACATCATTCATCGCTGTCCACATTTTGCTAGGCATTTTGTTCTTTCAAGTAAAGTTTGACTTGTTCCATAATCATAGCACCAATCTCTTCTGATGTCAGTCCATTGAGGACACTCCATCTACTGTCACAAGGATCCCACTCTATAGTAAATGTACCATCAGCATTTTCAATTACTTTGAGACCATCATCAATCTTTTGGTTTTGGTTTGTTACATTCATTGCAGTAATAAGAAAATCCAGATTTAAATTGTTTTACCACCTGATAATGTTCTTTGTCAAGTGGTTTTTCTTCTTTACATTTAGAACAAATCCTAGTTTGGGTAATAGTCTCCATCCCATTCAGATTTTTCTTTTTTACGGAGGCTCTTAAGTTCTTTGTAAAGTTCCTTGATTTGCTGATAAGCATCTTCTGGCGAGATCTTATCTGCAATTTCAAGTCCTGCAATGAGACCCACTTTATCACCAAAACGGGCAAGTGCTCTCTCGAATTCTGTGAGGGTTTCATACATTATCAAATTGTTCCTTCCATGGATTCTCTGCAACAATATCTATACGAGCATCAACTGCATCTACTGAATGCATAATTTCATAGAGAGTGTTTGTAGTTTCTACATTTTCTTCTTCTAACTTTATTATCCTTTGCTCAAGTTCTTCAATTTTTCTGAATAAAATATCAGTAGGTACTTCTGGCGTTCCCCATTTTTTTTGAAACCAATTTGGGTCACTCATTACAAAACTCCTATTTCTTTTAGATAATTTCTATATCTCATAAATCTACCAACACTTGGTTGATTGAGAACATTTAATTGGTAGCAGATCTCACAATAACATAACCATTCATACCAAGGAGTTGTTGGATCTAATACATGATAACTATTCACTTTGTGCTTTTCCTTGTTTTCTTTTTAATTGGATGACTGGTGCTAGTTACATCAGTTCCAGGTTTGATATAGAGTTGATAATCTCTAGATTTAAACTTTGACTTTGTTATGTACTTATCTGCATGATCTTGAGATTGAAAATAGCAAATCTTTTTGTCCATCATATCTTTCCCCTCCATGTGCACAATTTTGAATGGAAATTGTGTATGAGGAAAAGTTGTAGAATCTTCTGTGTTAGTTGTTTTTTTCATTTTACTTTACCATGAAGAGGACAATCACCATTCACCCATTTCTTACTAGCAGGCATGTCTTGATTGTCAAGAATTGGACACTTGCAACCTTTTGCATATGCTTCATCTGTACCAGGAACTAAACCATTCCAGACACCATACTGTTCATCATAAATGTCTGTATCATTATCAGGTTGCTCAAGTTTAAAAATCTTTGCTTTAAGTTTACTAATTTCTTCTTGCAGTTCAGCAACAATTTCATAATGATCTTCCATCATTTTGATATCAAACTCATTAGCAATCTTGCGCATGTTTTCATCACTGCGCATATCATTGAAAGCAACATAACAAGCACCTTTCATAATGCCAACTTCATTATGTCCCATTGCTTGAAGAAAATTTTCCCACAATTTAAACAACTGTGTAGTGTTTAGATCTTCTGCAGGAACTTCCATAGTAATATGTTGCTCGGGAAGAATTTCATCATCATAGATTCCACCTTTAAAATCCCAGATAGAATCAAACTTAAGAGTGATTTTTGCTGTGTAGGTCATGCACCTGTTGATGAATATGCTCTATTATACAGCATCATCCTGCTTTTGAGAAAGTTGTTGTGCCAGTTGCTCAACTGTCCTCATGTATTTTCTCATCATCCACCATTTGCCAATAGGATTACTAATCCAGAAAGGATGAAATCTAATAATCCAGATCATCCTTTCAAAATTTAGTTTAATAATTTTAAAAACAAGTAAAAGATAATCACCTACATTTTGATCTACAATCATCATTACTGCAACAACAGTAAATGCTATGAATAGTGTGTAATAGTAGGTGTTCATTTATTTTCTATTTTTACTGGACAGGATGGAATAATTTTTTTGATCTCAACTAAAATTTCTTTTTTCTGAATTTCAGTTAATCCCACAACATTTGTAAGTTTGTGTATTATTCCAACTGCTTGTGTGCAAGATATAATTGTTGTGAGAAATAGAGGAGTCATACACCTCCAAAATTTATTTACTATCTAGTTAAATTGTAATCCACCTTTCATTTTCCAAGGTCCAATTAGTTACATCTGCAATTCTTTCTCTAACTGACTTGGCAGGTTCCCAACCCATTTCTCTCATCTTATCACCATCAAGTGCATACCTAAGGTCATGTCCTGGTCGTGAGGAATGGAAGTCAATCAATTCATAATTAAGTTCTTTGCCTTGTGCCTCTGCAATGATTTGTGCAAGTTCAAGGTTGTTTAGTTCTTCTGAACCAACAATGTTGAATTTAGGACACTTAGCACCACCATAGGTATATTCAAGACTACCTTGATAGTTCAGAAGGAATAGAATTGCACTAGCAACATCCTCAGCATGGATGTAATGTCTAGACCCAGGAATTGTACAAGTTGAGTCACTATGAATGGTTACTTTTTCACCATCTCTAGACTTCTTGATGCACATAGGAATGTACTTCTCTGGATGCTGACGCTCTCCAAATACATTCATAGTATGAGTAATATAAATGGGAAGTCCATAAGTATTCTCATATGCTACAGCAAGTTCTTCACCTCCTGCCTTGGTTGCACTGTATGGGTTAGTAGAATTATATCTATCATTCTCTTTGTATTTGATTCCATCTGGAGCAGGACCAAATACTTCATCAGTGCTGAAGTAAATGAATCTTTCTAGGTTGTCTTTCTGTGTTCTTGCAAACTCTAGAATGTTACAGGTTGCCACAACATTATCAAGAACAAACTCCATAGGATACTCAATACTGCGATCTACATGAGAACCAGCAGCAAGATGAAGAATGTAATCAACTTTACCAATTTCTGATTTAATGAGAGGATTGAGTTCTGCTTTAAGGTCATGGAATACAACTTTTACACGTTTACGATCATCTGCTGTAAAATCAGAAAGAATGTCATTCAATCTATTAAGATTTCCACTATAGTCAAGTCTGTCTAGAGTTACAACATCCCAGTCAGTTTCTTTGAGAATGTATCCAATAAGGTGGTGAGCAATAAATCCTGCACCACCAGTAATAAGAACTCTTTTAGTCATATTCAATCAAGGTAGTAATCACTATTATCCACCAAATTCCACTCTAAGTCAAGTTCTTCCAGAAGTTTAATTAGTTCTTCATCATTATCTGGAAAAGTTTGTTCTTCCTCAAAAGTAAAACTTGCCTCACACAATCCAGGACCATACTCAGCAGGATCATAGAAAGTTGGCGCATAAGTTTCAACTGCATCTTCAACTACAGCAGTTACATAAACAGATCCATCATCATCAAGACTAATACTTTCAATGCTCAAGATACTCATTTCTTTTTAGACTCCTTCAGTGCAATTTTTTTGGCAGTTTCTATTGTATTGTGAACTGATATTTGCTGTCCTTTATATATCAACATATACTTATTACAATAAGGAATTACTGCCCACTCTTCATTCTGACTTACCCACCAATCTTTTGATTTCATAATTAATCTAGTAAATTGTGATCATATTCCCAATGGCAGTTTGGACAAAGTGCCATTAGATTTTCTCTTGAGTTTATCACACTTATCATTATATCATCACTAAATGAAGAAATAGGTTCAAAACAAACACCCCGTGTAGGATTTGCACCCACGACCGATTCTTTAGAAGAGAATTGCTCTGTCTCCTGAGCTAACGGGGCATAGTCCCTCCTGTTTGTGCATTGTTAAGAGGCATGGAGGGGGTGGGACTTATTCAAAGTTTGGACCTTTGATGCCCATAAGTAGAGAGTGGTTGGATTCGAACCAACTACTGAATGTGTTGTCCACGTGCCTTACCCTTTGGCTTCACTCTCTGTGGGGCAACCTTCCACCCCTACATCTTACATTGAAACATCATCAAAGTCAACATCAGGATGCAGAAATTCTAAGTAATCTTCGTAATCAACACCAAGATATTCTGCAAACTCTTTGAGCTCCTGATGATGCTCTGTATAAATGATTTCCTTTATGTTTTGAATCACAGTAAACCTCCTCAATAACCATATCTGGAAATCATTTGTTCCATCCTATCCTCTCTATATTCATCTTCCATGTCTTCTGATTTATTATCCTCTAATTCATCATAGATGGTATCAGCATCTTTTTCGAGAAAAAGGGAAGTCATAGGAGTTTATAATTATAGGGGTGATGTTATGTATTTAGGAAAGGGATTACTCCCCTTCCTGTTGCTGAAACTCAGCATCAATCTTGTCATACAATTCAACAAAAGTTGTTTTAGTTTCATCATCAAAGCGATTGAGACAAACTTTGATTGCCTTATCTTTTTTTCCAAAGATGGAATATGCTTTGATGATGTGAACAAGACGACGAGTGGAAATGACTTCATCAATACCACCATCTGCAAAGGTCTTACGAATAATCTCAGACCAAGTGCACAGATGTTTAATAAAATCAGTGTGCTCTCCAACCATAGGAATACTAAGTGATTCTGCTACTTTTGTCAAGATTTTTGTCTCAACATTAATGGTAGGATACTCTTGCTCAAAGGTAATAGGGAACCTCTCAAGAAATGCCTCATTGAGCACATTGGTGCCAATGAACCTACCATCATCAGAACCTTTACCTTTAGTATTAGCAGTAGCAAACACATTGAACCCTTGTTTAGGGGTAACATGCTTACCAATTTTCTTCAGGAAGACACCCTTACCCTCCAAAATTGACTGAAGACACATGATTTTATTGGAAGCAAGGTCAATCTCATCAAGAAGAAGAATTGCACCACGCTCCATTGCTTCAACCACAGGACCATTGTGCCATACAGTTTCGCCATTGACAAGACGAAAACCACCAATTAGGTCATCCTCATCAGTTTCAATAGTAATATTGACACGAATCAGTTCACGACCCAACTGTGCACATGTTTGCTCTACACCAAAGGTTTTACCATTACCAGAAAGACCAGTAATAAAAGTGGGATAGAATAGACCAGAGGAAACAACTTTTTTAATATCACTAAAGTTACCAAAGCTGACGAAGGTATCATCTTTCTTAGGAATGAGGTTTTGGACAACTGACAAAAGGGAAGAAATGGTATCTTTTCCTTCTGCAGCAGGAGAGTTATAGGTGTCTTCCAGTTCTTTTACTGTTGCCTCCAGATTCCATTTACCACGACTAGTTTTATATGCTTGCAGATACTTCGATGCTGTAGCATAACTAGTGTTCATTTGATTTGCCACTGATTTGACTGCATTAGCATCAATTTCAGTACCAAATTGTTCCTTTAGCAAACTAATAAGTTGTTCCTGCATGGTCTTGGGTTGATTACTTTGTAATGATAGCATGGATTTGAGGTTTGGGAACCACTTAGTAGACAGTTCCCAAACTGGCACATCAAGCAATCATATCAACAAAAGAGGACAAAAGTTTCTTATTTGTCTTCTTTTTATTCAACATTTTAGCAAATGCTGATTTAATTTGTGCTTTGGTTGCACCTTCCTCAACTTCAAACTTTTCATCTTGCGAAAGTGAAGTAGTGGGAATTACATGGAATTGATCATAACCAGTTCCAGTGAATGTGATGAATTGTTCTTTCTTGTAAATTGACTTTACTTTCTCATAATCACCAAATTCCTTGCCATACCAATCATAGCAAGTCTTGAAATCCCTACCAGGAACAACCCTAAAGTTGATGAAGTTTACAGTAGAAAACCTATCTTTCAGAGTAGAAAGAAGAACTTTGGAATACTGTGGGAAGTTTCCATAGTTATAGGAAGAATAGATTCTACCATTAGTCCTGTTACGAACAGTAGTGTTAAATGCTTTAGTGAGGCTAACATATTCCTCACCACTATTATTCTTTTTCTTGATGGTAGTTGCATTCACATAACCCTCACCATCAGTCAGGAAAACAACATTCACCTTTTGAAGTTTGTTTTTCTTTTGAAAGTCAGGAATCAGCGAATGCAATGCAAGCATTGTATCACCAATAGGAGAACCAGACAAGTCAAGATGACGAGGAGCACAACCATTACCTTTCTGAAATGCCCAACATGCTGCCCAGATGTGCTTCATTTGAGCATCCAATTCACGAGAATTACTCTTACTGGTAAAGAAGTTCATCAGTCTAAATGACTGTTCTGGTGCAATAACACCTCCTACTTTCTTGTAGATAGGAGGATGATTTGGCTGCAATTCAACATAAGCATTGCAATCCACAGTGAAAGCATAAACTTCAAAGGGAATGTTGACCTTTTTACAAAACCAAATCAAATTAAACAGTTGCTTACAAGTATCCAACATCCAATGGGACATTGAACCAGACCAGTCAAGAATAAAGATAAGACCATGATTCTTACCATCAGGAATTACTGACACTTTTTTGAACAAATCTTCATTGAATTTGTAAGTATGAAGTTTGGATGTGTCAAGTACACCAGTACGTGCAGTAGAAGAACGAGCATATTGGTCTGCTGATTTCTTACATTCAAACTCCTTAACCAGATAAGAAACTTCTTTCTCTGCAGATTTCTTGTAAGAATTGTATTCTACCAGAACATTCTGATACCAATCCTTCATCCAACCAGAATGACTTTGATAATATTCTTCAGTTTTCTGATGAATGAAATCATTAGGAATAATCACATTCTCAAGAATAATTTCAGGAAGTTCCACATAGTTAGTCTCTTGACCATACTTGTTGGTCAAATCCTGTGCCTTTTCCTCAAAGGATTGTGAAGTCTTGGATTCAAACTCACCATGCTCATTGCTGGGTTCACGTCCACCACCAGCAGGAGTTTCTTGCTCCATAGTAATAGGATTTTCACCCTGTGATTCTTGTTGAGACTTAGAAGATTCCTCTGATTCTTGTTCAATATCCATAGAATCTTGAGTATTTTGTTCAGCATTCTCAGGAAGATCTACTTCTTCTCCACTTTGTCCTTGATTTTGAACAATTTCAGGCATCTCAGTGAGTTGTTTTTTCTTGTAGTTCAAGAACTGAACAATCTCACGAGCAATATCAAGAACTTCTTGGAAAGTTTCCAGTTGACTGATACGAGTCACAAACTCATTCTCTTCATCAGAGAAAGCAATATTGTGAAATGCACCAATCTTAAAATACATATTGATGCGATCAATAAAGGTAAGATTATCAAGATTCTCATCCTTCACTGAGAAGAAATCATCATTATTCAGTTCATTATATCCATTGTAAAATGTCTTAGAAAGACCAGGATACTTTTTCTTCATCAAACGTTCTACACGAACATCTTCAATTACATTGATAAAGTCCTTAGGAACATCAGCATACTCTTTTGTCCAATCAATATTATCAGTAAAGAGTGCATGTCCCACTTCATGACCTACAAGAAGATCATAAACAGTTGCAGATGCTTTATCCCATAAAGGAAGAACAAGAACCCTACGATCAACATCAAAGCACGCAGTAGGAACTTTCTTGTGTTCAATGATAAGGTTCTCAGTTGCCAGACATTTGGCAAGAGAACCTTTAACTTCAAGATTGACTGACATGTGGGATTTCTTTACTGTCCTTATAGGATAGCACAAAAAAAGGGAACTGGAGGTCTGTATGGACCAGTTCCCAAAGTGTCCTATAGGAGTTAAGTATTACCTATCCTTCAACCCTAACAGAGTGATTATAGGTAGATTTTAGATACTTGTCAAGTACTCATGCATTATGTCCTTCTAATAAGACACTGACACTTCCTAAATCAAATGTATCAGTTCCGTTAGCCATGGTGATGCGGATTCTGTCGAGGGTGGCAGAAAGAGATTTAGACCCTGAGGTTAGATATCCTATAGAGCTGGTGTGGCCGCTAATACTACCAAACATAGACCAAGTGTTTGTGCTAGCATCTATCAAGGTCAAGATGCAACTACCTGAATATAGGTTAGCTGCAGCCTGGTAACTTGTATTGAGGGTTAAAAGAAAAGCTGAAGCCAATGTTACACTAGCAATTCCACCTACAAAAACATGATTCGATCCATTGTAACCACTAGTCTCATATCCTCCAGAGTCACCAAGTTGTATTTGCATAGGTGATGTACTGTTTGTACTTACACCATTAAGCATAAAAGTAATTCTCTTTACCCAACTTGGGATGCTTGTGAATTCAACTGCGGTGCCAGTAGCAGATTTTACTGCTTCAAGTCTCATTAGTTCATAAAAAGAAGTCCCTACTACATCAGTTGCTTTATTTACAGCTAAAGTACTCATATCTTTATAATCTTTTTAGTTATTTATCAAGTTCTATCAAATGCAAAGGGAAGATAAGGTCCATTTGCATTCACATAATGAAAAAAGATTTGATGATGATATGTATCATCTTTTTTAAACACTCTTTGAATCCTATTATATTTTGATTCTAAAGGATACCTCCAGTGCTCTCTTTCACATCCTTTATAAATCACGGCATCACCATTTTTCATATTTACAAAGCTTTCATTACTATTGGGTGTCTCAAACCAAATAGGCCAAGGTTCTTTTCTATTTGTACTGATTTGAAGAGTAACACTCACTTCACAGGAAGGTCTATCACTATGTCTTTTTAGTCCTTGCCCAGTAAAATAAAATCTATCAAAATAATAAGTAGAATATAAATCAATACCTAAAGTATCTTCTACTTCTTTTTTGATAAGATAATGAAGTTCTTTATATGGAGGAAAATTATATCTTGATAATGAACCTTGAACTTGTTTTTCTTCTGGTTCATAATTAGATTTATTTTTTCCAAGATAATTAATTTGCCCTCTTTCTTTTGGAACTGGGCAAAAAATCATTTCTGGATTTGTTACCATACCTGGAACAAAAAGATATCCATTTTTTTCAAATGACTGATGATTAGTCATCTGATAGGTTGGTAAGGTTTGTTTTTGTGGATATTCTCTTTCCATCACTTCCACCGAGGCCCAATTGTCCACCCAACTAAAGATTTTCTTACTCCAGATTTTACTTTCTTTACTCTATGTGGAGTTCTTGAATCAAAAAATGCAATAGTCCCTTTTTGCTTTGGCATAAAATAAGGTTTCCCAGAACTATCAAGAAACTGGACTTCACCTCCAGTATATTCATCAAAATTTGAAAGTTGTAAAGTAAAAGAAAGTTTTCTCACATATTCTACATTTGTTGCAATAAAATCTTGTGGGTCATTAACACAAGAAGTTGTAATATTTTGTGGTTTATAACAAACATCTATACCTGAATCAGTATGCCAATTATAAAATTCACCTTCTGAGTATCTTGTATATTGTAGACTTTCACCATCAATACAAGTTAAATCATAAAGAAAATTTTCTCTATTTGCTCTTGTAGCATAATGCCAAAGAAACCCACCAATCCAGTGTGTAGTAGGAATCCATACATTTTTACTATTTCTAATGTCCTTATTTACTTCTCCCTGTCCACCATATCCAACCGCAGAATCATCAAAATTATTTTCAAAAACTTTTAAATCTTTTTCTAAAATACTTATAATATCTTGAGGTAAATTAGTATCATACCATACTGTCTGAAATGCCATAAAAAAATCAAGTCATTTGAACTATTTATTTTGAATCAATCATATAAAACAAATCTCAAATATCCCCTTCCTCCTGCACCACCTGTAGCAGAAGGACCAACTCCCCCAGCACCAGGAGCACCAACTTGATATGGATATGGAGAACCTCCAGTTATAGTAAGTCTTGTGTGAATTGCACGTCCTCCTCCACCTCCACCAGCACCACCAGTCAATCCAGTCCATGACCCTCCACCTCCTCCACCAGCAGGTTCACCAGCAACACCAGGCCCTGGAAATGGGGTTGCTCCAGGACTTCCAGGTCCTGCACCAGCCCCACCTGCTCCTGATACTACACCAGGAAATCCTCCAGCATTGCCACCATTTCCAGTTCCAGGTCTAGATGCTGCTGTAGTTCCTGATGTATTTGTTGTTCCTCCAGTTGCAGTTCCACCAGTTCCTCCACCAGTTCCTCCTCCTGGAGAACCTCCAGTTCCAGAATTTCCAATAACAGTTGAGAAAAATGATGGAGTTCCATTTGACCCAACAGTACGAGCTAGAGGAGATGTCCCAGCACCACCTCCTCCACCTCCAATAGCAAAAACATAAACTCCAGATACAATTGGATTTACAGTTACACTTCCACTTTGAGGTGTTTCAAGTATCACAGAAGCATCTGTTTTTACTCCCACAACAGTTGCTATATGCCCAGCACCACCAGTAGCACTTGACTTAAATGCTGTTCCTCCTGAAATAGTGAGACTTGTGCCACCTTCAGGAAAAACTCCAGTACCAAAAGTTTCATTATAAAGACTTGCTTGTGCAACACTAGTATCATCAAAAATTATAGTTGGTCCTGAAACTGTGATTGCCATTTTGTGGTGGTGGATAAATTACTGTTTCTGGAAATGTGGAGATTTTGTGAGGTATATAATGTCTTTTATGGGGGGTTCTTAACGGAAAACTGTGATGTTGACTTGAGCACCATCAGTAGAAGTACCAGAAAGATTTGCTGTTACAACCCTCACCAATAATGTAGTTCTGGCAGTTGTATCATCCAACGTTCTGCCCGTTAACAGGCCTCCCGTTCCCCCAAAAGACCAAGCAACTGCATAATTTGCATCAGGCATCGCAGTCGTAAAGTTCACAGTATAATCACCAGTATTATTATCAGTAATAGAAGTTACATTAAAAGAAGCACGAATAGCAACAGTACCAGTACCATTAAAGTTCACCCAGGCTCTGCAAAAAGTTCCAATTGCAGTTCCAGCACTATTATTGATAGTTGGTGGAGAAGTAGTGTTACTTTGAATTGTACCTACACTTAAAGTACTCATAGTTTATACCAGTGGATTTGGACCTAAAACATTTTCATCCCAAACTTGCTTGAGTTCTGCAGTTACACCAAGAACATCAGTTGCTGTTGGTTCTACATTATTCACAATAGTAGTCACATCTCTGAGTGCTTGTTTTTCTGTAGTAACTTCTGCAACTTTAGCAGAATCTCCTACTTCAAGTGCTTTCATAAACTCTACATCCTTTTGCTCAAGTAAAGGATTTCTCACTTCACGAATTATATCTTTGTGAATTTCTTTTGCTTTATCTACATTAATTCCAATAGGCATTTTCAAACCTCCTCATAAGTCCAAGCATTTCTGTAAGTTCTATCATTAGGAATTTCCGAAACATCAACAACTTGATATGGTTTTCCTTCTGGTACACTTTCAATTAATTTTTCAAGTGAGAGACATTCCATAGTAGGAATTATTACAGAAACGCCACCTTCATCATTTGGATAAATTATTCTTGTATTAATCATAATTCCTCAATTAAACAATAACCCAACGAGCACCAGTATTTATAGTGACTGTGATTCCACTATTTATTGTGGTTGGTCCCACAGTTAACCAATTGTAGGTGGTGGTAAGTGTTTGGTTTGCACTAATAGTTGGTTCACTACCAAGAAAATTTCCACCATTTGCACCCAAAACAGCCATTTTTTTATCCTAACAATTTGGAATTATTTATAATGTTGCTTAAATTTTCAATTTGAACTTGTTGCTCTTTAATTGCTTCTATGAGTAATCCAACAAGGTTTCCATAAGCAACTGATTTGTATCCATTACTTTCTATAACAAGTTCTGGATATACTGTTTCTAACTCTTGTGCAATCAAACCAATAGTATGAACCTTAGTATCAATACGATCATATTCTACACCTCTAAGATTAAGAACTTTTTCAAGTGCATTTTCAATAGTATGAATGTTAGTTTTTAATCTTTCATCAGAGTTTGCAGTTATAGTTCCACCAACAGTTAAGTCACCTGTACTTGCATTAAATGTAAATGCAGTTGCTGTAGTTCTAACACTTGCAGTTTGGTTTGAACCTGCTGCTGCAACAAATACTGGATAAAATGTAGCATTTGTTGTTGTGTTTGTAGCATTAATTAAAGTTGATGGTCCTGCAGCTCCCTGTGCACCTGGAGTTCCTTGAGCACCTTGAGCACCTGCAGAACCTTGTGCTCCTGCAGATCCTTGTGCACCTTGAGGTCCTCTAGCTCCTTGTGCACCTGCAGTTCCTTGTGCACCTGCAGTTCCTTGAGCACCTGCAGCACCCTGTGCTCCTTGTGGTCCTTGAGGTCCTCTAGCTCCTTGTGCACCTGCAGTTCCTTGTGCTCCTGCAGTTCCTTGTGCTCCTGCAGTTCCTTGAGCACCTGCAGCACCCTGTGCTCCTTGTGGTCCTTGAGGTCCTCTAGCTCCTTGTGCACCTGCAGTTCCTTGTGCTCCTACAGTTCCTTGTGCACCTGCAGTTCCTTGAGCACCTGCAGTTCCTTGTGCACCTGTAGATCCTGTAGCACCTTGTGCACCTGCAGTTCCTTGAGCACCTGCAGTTCCTTGTGCACCTGTAGATCCTGTAGCACCTTGTGCACCTGCAGTACCTTGAGCACCTGCAGTACCTTGAGCACCTGTAGATCCTGTAGCTCCCTGTGCACCTGCAGCACCTTGTGCACCTGTAGATCCTGCAGCACCTTGTGCACCTGTAGATCCTGTAGCACCTTGAGCACCTGTAGATCCTGTAGCACCTTGAGCTCCTGTAGATCCTGTAGCACCTTGAGCTCCTGTAGATCCTGTAGCTCCCTGTGCACCTGCAGTTCCTTGTGCTCCTGCAGCACCCTGTGCTCCTGTAGATCCTGTAGCTCCTTGTGCACCTTGAGGTCCAATCTCGCCCATAGGACCAAAGGAGAGTTGGTTGAATGCAAGGCCGGATGTATAAATGGAACTATCAAGATAAAGAGCACTTCCAATTGCTCTTGCAACAGTTCTCAAGAGAGTTCCATTTAAATAGTACCTTACATTTGCACCATCATAAATGACATAAGCAGTATCACCTGTGGTATAAGTTCCATAAGAACCTACTATTGGAACATTACTCTCATAAATGTTTACTGTTCCACTATCAAAATAGAAAGCATAATCAATTGAAGCATAACTTGCATTTGTTGTTGGGTCTGTATTGAGACCAAACATTGCAAATCCAGTTGTTGAGGATATTCTTGCAGATGCAAATGCTCCCCTCACATAACCTTGAGATGAATATACCTGAGAATCCCAAGTACTTGCAGCTCCACCAGTTTTGGTGAATGTTGAAGAATCTGTTGTGGACTGAGTGATGTTTGTTAGGTTTGGTGTCCAATCAGAACCACCTCTTGCACCTTGAGCACCTGCAGCACCTTGTGCACCTGCAGATCCTTGTGCTCCTGCAGCACCCTGTGCACCTGCAGTTCCTTGAGCACCTGTAGATCCTGTAGCTCCCTGTGCACCTGCAGCACCCTGTGCTCCTGTAGATCCTGTAGCACCTTGAGCACCTGTAGATCCTGTAGCACCTTGAGCACCTGCAGTACCTTGAGCACCTGTAGATCCTGTGGCTCCCTGTGCACCTGCAGCACCCTGTGCTCCTGTAGATCCTGTAGATCCTGTAGCACCTTGTGCTCCTGCAGCTCCTTGTGCACCTGTAGATCCTGTAGCACCTTGTGCACCTGCAGCACCCTGTGCTCCTGTAGATCCTGTAGCACCCTGTGCTCCTTGAGGTCCTTGAGGTCCTCTAGCTCCTTGAGCACCTGCAGTTCCTTGTGCTCCTGCAGCACCTTGAGCACCTGTAGATCCTGTAGCACCTTGAGCACCTGCAGCACCTTGAGCACCTGTAGATCCTGTGGCTCCCTGTGCACCTGCAGCACCCTGTGCTCCTGTAGATCCTGTAGATCCCTGTGCTCCTGCAGATCCTTGTGCTCCTGCAGATCCTTGTGCTCCTGTAGATCCTGTAGATCCCTGTGCGCCTGTAGATCCTGTAGCACCTTGTGCACCTGTAGATCCTGTAGCTCCCTGTGCACCTGTAGATCCTGTAGCACCTTGTGCTCCTGCAGCACCCTGTGCACCTTGAGGTCCTGAGTTTGGCGTAACCCACCTCAATCCTACTCCAGTAGAACTTAATACTGAACTTGCAGAACCTACACTATTGCTTGAATCATAAATTCCACCAGTAATTCTTACATTACCTTGAACATGTAATTTTTGTGTTGGCCCTGTGGTTCCAACTCCAATATTACCACCATAAGGTCCAAGTTCAATTGTTCCGTCAGCATCTACATCAATACTTGGAATACCAGAAACATCATTAACTGAGAAGATAGATCCAGTAGTTAGATTATTTGTAATACTGAAGAGTTGTCCAGCAGAACCTTCCCAAGAAAGTGTTCCTGAATTTAAAGTATCATAAGGAACGATATCAATAATAGTACCAATTCCAAGTGCCCCAGTAGAAGGATTGAATTGAAGTTTTGTTGAAGAAACATGAGCAGTTTTGGCAATTCCAGATGTTACAGAAAGAATGCCAACATACCAATTAGAGTTCTGAGTAGTATTATTGAAAACAGTAAATCCACCATCACTTGCACCTTGTGCTCCTGCAGTTCCTTGAGCACCCTGTGCTCCTGTAGATCCTGTAGCACCTTGAGCTCCTGTAGATCCTGTAGCACCTTGAGCTCCTGTAGATCCTGTAGCTCCCTGTGCACCTGCAGCTCCTTGTGCACCTGCAGAACCTTGTGCTCCTTGTGGTCCTTGAGGTCCTCTAGCTCCTTGAGCACCTGCAGTTCCTTGTGCTCCTGCAGCACCTTGAGCACCTGCAGATCCTTGAGCACCTGTAGATCCTGTAGCACCCTGTGCTCCTGCAGATCCTTGAGCACCTGTAGATCCTGTAGCACCCTGTGCTCCTGCAGATCCTTGAGCACCTGTAGATCCTGTAGCACCCTGTGCTCCTGCAGATCCTTGAGCACCTGTAGATCCTGTAGCACCTTGAGCTCCTGTAGATCCTGTAGCACCTTGAGCTCCTGTAGATCCTGTAGCTCCCTGTGCACCTGCAGCTCCTTGTGCACCTTGTGCTCCTGTAGTTCCTTGTGATCCTTGAGGTCCTATAGAACCTTGTGCTCCTTGTGCTCCTGTAGCTCCTGTAGCACCTTGAGCACCTGCAGATCCTTGAGCACCTGTAGATCCTGTAGCTCCCTGTGCTCCTGCAGATCCTTGAGCACCTGTAGATCCTGTAGCACCCTGTGCTCCTGCAGTACCTTGAGTACCTTGAGCACCTTGTGCTCCTGTAGTTCCTTGTGATCCTTGAGGTCCTATAGAACCTTGTGCTCCTTGTGCTCCTGTAGCTCCTGTAGCACCTTGAGCACCTTGAGGTCCCTGTGGTCCTCTTGCACCTTGAGCTCCTGTTGCACCTTGAGCACCTGATGCAGCAGGTATCCAACTTACACCAGAACCAGTAGAACTTAAAACTGATCCAGCAAGACCTACATTATTATAAATGTCCCTTAATGTAGAATTTAATTCAATAGGACTCTCAAAAACAAAGTTTCCAGAACCATCAATTTGAGCTCTTACTGCCGCATTACTAACATCAACAAAACGAAGATTTGGTGTTGAAGTATTTCCATAAACATCAATATACCAAGCAGTTGCATTATCAGTTGCTCTACCAAAACTTAACTGACCACCTTCATTAAATGTATCAATTCTACCTGCCTTGATTTCTCCACCAACAACATCAAGTTTAATTCCTGCTCCTGGATTTGTGGTTCCTATACCAATATTAAAGTTCTCATCACCAACTAACCAATACTTACTTGCATTAGCATCAGTTCTTACACCAACAGCAAATTGAGTATCCTTAGTAGTATTGGGAGAGTCAAAATAATTAGAGAGGTATCCACTACCAATTATAACTTTATAAGATGCCGCTGCTGAAATACCACTTCTGGGTCCAAGGAAAATATTATTACTTCCAGTTTGGTTACTAATTCCAGCAGCAACACCAATAAAACTATTAGAACCTCCACTGCTGTTATTGAATCCTGCATTACTTCCAAAGAAGACATTAGAACTTCCTGTGTTGGTATATCCTGCCGAACTACCAAGGAAGACATTACTAAGTCCACCTTGGTTGGAGAATCCCGCAAGTTGACCTAAGAATATATTAGAACTTCCAGTATTATTACTGTTTCCTGCATTAGCACCAATAAAGATATTATTAGTACCACTAGTAATGGAAGCACCAGTAGTACTATCACCAATTCTTGCGTTATTATTCGCACCAAATCCCAACACTCCATTAATTTGAAGTTTTGTTTGTGGATTTGTGGTTCCTATACCGACATTACCAGAAACATAAGCACCACCAGTAACTTGAAGTGGTTGTGATGCTGTTCCTGTAGAAGTTCCACTTCCAATCAGTACTGGACCATTTGTGAAGGTTGAGATTCCAGTTACTTGGAGTTGTGGAGTTGTTATTGTAGTATCAGTAACTTGCATTCCACCAGCAGCAAATCTCACTCCATAAGGAATTTGAGTTGAACCAATACCAACGCCATAGTTAAATATCCAAGCATCAGTATTCAGTCCAGTAAAAGCACCAGACTTGAACCACATTAGTTGCTTATAAGTATCTGGTGTGAGTTCTCCACCAGAATTCATACTAATAAGAGGACTTCCTATTGTAGAAGCAACTGCAATACCACCACTACTTGCAGTAGTATCATTTGAAATTTCAACACCAGATACATTAGTTGTATATCCAACTACAATATCTTTATCAGTAACTTTTAATTCATTTACAGCAAGGAATGCTGTAGTTCCTCCGACAGTAATATTTCCTCCAACATAAAGATTAGAACCATCAAAAGTTAAATTACCTGAACCTGTTGCAATATTTGATGCATCTTTATAAACTACTTGATTTGCAGAACCTGCTACTGGACCAGTAACTCCTTGTGCACCTTGTGCTCCTGCAGTTCCCTGTGCTCCTTGAGATCCTGCAGTACCTTGAGCACCTTGAGCTCCTGCAGTTCCCTGTGCTCCTTGTGCTCCTTGTGCTCCTGCAGTTCCCTGTGCTCCTTGTGCTCCTTGTGCTCCTTGTGCTCCTTGTGCTCCTTGTGCTCCTTGTGCTCCTGCAGTTCCCTGTGCTCCTTGAGCACCTTGAGGTCCTTGAAATCCTTGAGCTCCTGCAGTTCCCTGTGCTCCTGCAGTTCCCTGTGCTCCTTGAGCACCTTGAGGTCCTTGAAATCCTTGAGCTCCTGCAGTTCCCTGTGCTCCTTGAGCACCTTGAGGTCCTTGAAATCCTTGAGCACCTTGTGCTCCTACAGCACCTTGATCTCCTTGTGCTCCTGCAGTACCTTGAGCACCTTGAGCTCCTGCAGTACCTTGTGCTCCTTGAGCACCTTGAGGTCCTTGAAATCCTTGAGCACCTTGTGCTCCTGCAGTTCCCTGTGCACCTTGTGCTCCTGCAGTTCCCTGTGCTCCTTGTGCTCCTGCAGTACCTTGAGCACCTTGTGCTCCTGCAGTTCCCTGTGCTCCTTGAGCACCTTGAGGTCCTTGAAATCCTTGAGCACCTTGTGCTCCTACAGCACCTTGAGCTCCTTGTGCTCCTTGTGCTCCTTGTGCTCCTGCAGTTCCCTGTACTCCTTGTGCTCCTGCAGTACCTTGAGCACCTGTAGAACCTTGAGCCCCTTGAGGTCCTACATTTCCAAGTTGAACTACAGTAGTTCCAATACCAACACCAAGAGTATCCTGACGAATGAATAATTTTCCATCATAGTGGTTAATCGCTAACTCACCTAATCCAAGTTGAGTTATTTCAGGTACTTTGCCTTGAACTAATGAACGTTTAACTCTTACTATAGGATTTGTATTCATTCATCCTCAGTGGTGGTATATACCTTAGAAACTCTTATATAAGAGTTATTGATTATTTAGATGAGTTTAGATTCCAAATCTTGAACGAGTGGCATTAAAGTTTTGTTGGATTTCTGCTGCGGAGAGTGCTCTGTTGTATATTGAGACTTGTGCTATGTTTCCATTTACGTGGTAATTATTATTAATACAACCTACTGAAAATTCTAGTGTTGCTGTTCCGCCAAGACCACCAGTATTAGAGTGAATATTTACTCCATTTTTATATACAATTCTTGAACCATCTGCATTCAAAACAAATCCAAGATTTACCCAAGTATTAACCGTCACTGGATTTCCAATGTTTCCTCCAGTATTTGCGCCAGCATAATAATATACACCACCACCATTTTCTATTCCTATGTAAGTATAGGCATTGACTTCTTGAGTTCCAGACAGTTGATAACCAGAAGGATGTGTAAGAGAACTAAATTTGACCCAAATAAAATAACTTCTTGCTCCAGAAGGTTTATAGTTTGTTGATACTTTATCATCAACCCCATCAAAAACAATAGACCCAAAATTCGCACTACTATAAGTCGGTCCATTCGTCAGTGTTCCTGTATTACCATTACCACTCAAATCAGTCCAAGTGGTTCCAGAACCAGGATAACTTAAAGTCCTACCAGCATCAAGAGCAAGAACTAATCCACTAGTCACTAAACCATTTAGTGAATTAGAAGGACTTAGATTTATCCAAGAATTAGTAGGTCCACCATAAACACCCACCTTACATACCCTCCATAATACTCACCCATTCCTCACCACTCAATATCTCTAAAATCTCTGTGTAACTATAAATCCCTTCAAGTGTTGTGAGTTCACTAATAAAACTTGGTGGTTGTGGTTCTT